TATGCATTTAGTATAAATGATCTTCCTTCATTCAAGTTCTATAGAATTAAAATAGTAATGACTTCAACAAGTCAAAGTTATCCTCCTAGAATGAGGAATCTAAGAGTCCTTGCACTAGCATAATATGTCTTATTTGAAAGTGGAAGGACATGGTGAATTGTATAGAGATTCTACAACAAATTCTATTGTAAATCGAAATACATCTGATTATAATCGTTATATGTCTCAGAAAAAAACTAAAAATGAAGAGGCAGAAAAAGTGGATACAATGGAGCAAGATCTTGCACATTTAAAAAATGAAATTAATGAAATTAAATCTTTACTCAAGGAGTTAGTAAATGGCTAATCAAAATATAACCTTTGACCTAGAATCAGGAACTCCTTTTGAATCTAATATTGCCATTAATGGTGGAGCAAATTTTAGTAATACATTCACAGTAAAAAATCCAAACGGGACAGCATTTAATTTTACGGATTATACTGGATCATCTCAAATGATCAAAAGTGTAGCAGTAGGTGCTACAGATGCAGCTGCTGCTACATTTGCAGTTGGATTTACTAGTGCAGCTGGCGGTAAATTAAATATATCTTTAGGATCAACAAGCACTAGAAATTTAGAGGAGGGAAGGTATGTTTATGATGTTAATGTTGGATCAGGATTAACAGTTTACAAAGTTGTTAAGGGATCAGTCATAGTTAAAGCGGGTGTGTCTTCTGCACCTTCCTAAATAATTTCACAGGAATAGTAAATAGATGGCACAACCAGCAAGTAGATCTCAATTAAAAGATTATTGTTTAAGGCAACTAGGAGCACCTGTGCTTGAAATTAATGTTGCCGATGAACAAGTAGATGATATAATTGATGATGCTCTTCAATATTTTTATGAAAGGCATTTTGATGGTGTAATGAGAACCTATTTAAAATATCAAATAACACAGGATGATATTGATAGAGGAAAAGGGCCTGGCCAAGACGGAGTATTAGGAATAACAACAACCACAGCAGAAGCAACCATTGATGGTGCTACAATGCAGTTTGATTGGGAAGAAAATAGCAACTACCTACAAGTACCACCCTCAGTTATTGGGATAGAAAAAGTATTTCACTTTGACGGATCACAGTCAATGTCAAGTGGTATGTTTAGTATTAAATATCAGTTATTTTTAAATGATATTTACTTCTTTGGAGCAATGGAAATGCTCACCTATAATATGACAAGAACATACTTGTCTGACTTGGAGTTTGCATTAACTACACAAAAACAATTCAGATTTAATCAACGTCAAGATAGATTGTATCTAGATATTTCTTGGAGTGAAGTAACTGCAGGTGATTATCTAGTAATAGATTGCTTTAGAACAATAGATGCTAATGATTATGTAAGAGTTTGGAATGATTCATTCTTAAAGAGATATACAACTGCTCTCCTCAAAAGACAATGGGGGCAAAATTTATTGAAGTTCCAAGGAGTAAAATTACCTGGTGGAGTAGAACTAGATGGTAGAGCCATCTATGAGGATGGAATGAAAGATCTGGAAATTATTAGAGACATGATGTCTAATACTTATGAATTACCACCTCTGGATATGATAGGCTAATGGCATTAAATCCTTTTTTTATCCAAGGAACCTCTGGTGAACAGAGTTTAGTTCAGGATCTTATCAATGAACAGCTAAGAATGTATGGGGTGGAAGTGTTTTATCTTCCTCGTCAATATGCAAAGACTGATACTGTTATTAAAGAGGTAATATCATCCGATTTTAATTATTCATATCCCATTGAGGCATATGTAGAAAATTTTGATGGATATAATGATAACAGTGTAATGCTTTCCAAGTTTGGAATACAGGCAGAAAATGAACTAACAGTAACTATATCAAAAGAAAGATTTGAAAATTACATTAGTCCATTAATTGAAAATTTACCAAACGTAGAATTATCTACAAGACCTAAGGAAGGAGATCTCATCTATTTTCCATTAGGTGATAGGTTATTTGAAATTAAATTTGTAGAACATGAAAAACCATTCTATCAGTTAAGAAAAAATTACGTTTATACACTTACCTGTCAACTCTTCAGAGCAGAAGATGAGATACTGGATACTGGTATTGAAGAGATTGATGATACATTCGATACTGACTTTAATCTTAGAACGCTTACCTTGGTGGCTGCAGGAACCACTGCTACTGCCTTTGCTGGTATTATAACCAGTGGTGGTGTTAATCAAATTATTGTAACTAATAGAGGTGAAAGATATCTTTCTGCACCTACGGTAGCAATATCATCTTCCCCTACTGCTGGTGGAACGGCTGTCGGTATTGCCACCCTTATGTCTGGATTAATTAATTGTGATGGTACAGATATTGGAGAAAAGGTTCAAGGTATTTACGTCACTAATCCAGGTAGAGATTACACTGATAATCCTGGTATTGTTATTTTACCAACTGGAGATGATCTTGGTGTGGGTGCAGCTGCAACCACTAGAATATCTGACAATGTAGTTGGAGTTGTGACTCTATCAAGTGGTGGTTCTGGATATACCACTGCACCTTCTGTTTCATTCAGTTCTCCAGGTATTGGAACAACTGCTACTGCTATTGCAGTCGTAAGTTCTGCGGGAACCATATCTAATGTATTTGTCACACATGCTGGTGCTGGATATACTGTTGCACCTACCATTACTATCGGAACTCCTTATATGTTAGGAGAAGGAACTTACATTGATAATGAAACAGTAACTGGTTCTTCCAGTGGTATAACTGCCCTTGTGAAGACATGGAATGCTGTATCTGGAGAATTAGTAATTTCTAATTCAACAGGAGAGTTTGTAATGGGTGAAAATATTACAGGTAATGAGAGTGGTGCGGTTTATCAATTAAAAATTGAGCAAACAGACAATACAGTTGATGAATATCCATCTAATCTAGAGATTGAAAATGCAGCAGATGACATTCTAGATTTCAGTGAAAAGAATCCTTTCGGAACACCCTAAATATAATATACTAGGTCTAAAAAGATGTTTGAGTATTATTACCACGAAATATTAAGACGAACGATTATTTCGTTTGGAACCCTTTTTAATGGAATAGAAATCAAGCATGATGATTCTGATGGTGATGTTTCAAGTGTTATTAAAGTTCCTCTTGCATATGGGCCTACTCAAAAGTTTTTAGCAAGGTTGCAACAATCTCCTGATCTTAATAAAGCAACTCAAATATCATTACCTAGAATGTCATTTGAGTTCGTTGGTTTGCAGTATGATGGATCTAGAAAAGTAACAACCACTCAGACATTTAAATCAGAAACTGTAGGAGTAGCAACAGCCATTAGAAAAACTTTTATGCCTGTTCCTTATAATATGTCTTTTGAACTTTCTGTTTTTACTAAGTTGAATGATGATATGCTTCAGATTGTGGAACAGATATTACCATACTTTCAACCTGCATATAATTTAAGTGTTGATCTAGTAAGCACTATTGGAGAGAAAAGAGATATTCCTGTTGTTATTGAAAATATTACAATGGAAGATGATTATGAGGGAGATTTTACAACTCGTAGATCATTAATTTATACATTTAGATTTACTGCAAAAACATACCTATTTGGTCCTGTTGGTTCTAAAGCAAGTGGAGATAAGGATCTTATCAAGAAGGCAACTATTGGATACATTGCTGGTGGATATACCAAGACTCCAAGCAGAGATGTTACTTACTCTGTCGAACCTCGTGCTACAAAGGCTTATGATAGTAATGTAACAACTAATCTTAGTGTTGATATTGGTTTAGATGGAAATATGATTCAAGTTAATGATTCCTCTGGTATTGCTGAAAATACATTTGTAATCATAGATAATGAATCTATGTATGTTGACAAGAAGGACGCTACGGATACCAACAAACTCTTCGTTAACAGAGGAGCAGATGGTACTACTCCTACTGCTCACGTTGCTGGTGCTGGAGTAAATCTCGTTACTGCTACCACCAATACTTTAATCGAAGTTGGTGACGACTTTGGATTCGACGGTTCTTTTGATTAAAAACAATGAAAAAACTAGATGATGCTTTCAACATTTCCGAAACTGAAGTGGTAGAAACAGAGAAGGTGGGGATTACACCTGAACAAAAACCTGATAGAATTACTAAAGACGATATTACGAGAGATTATGAATATACAAGAGGAAATCTATATTCTATCATTGAAAAAGGACAAGAAGCAATTGACGGAATTCTTGAACTTGCTCAAGAGAGCGACATGCCGAGAGCGTATGAGGTAGCAGGTCAATTAATTAAGAGTGTTTCTGATGCCACTGATAAGTTGATGGATCTTCAGAAAAAACTTAAAGATGTAAATGAGGAACAACAAACCAAAGGCCCTAATACAGTTAATAATGCACTCTTTGTTGGATCCACAGCAGAGTTAGCTAAACTTATAAAAACTGGACTTCCTGAAGTCGATAAATAAGTTGAGGGAGAGAAATCCCAAAGTACCAAAACTACTCATAACATGTCGGAAGACAATATTGAAAATTTGCCGTCTATAGAAGACTATAAAGATAATTCTGATGAATTGCCTTCAGTTGAAGATTTAATAACTGAGCAAGAATTACCATCAGTAGAAACATTTGTTCAAAAAGAAGAAGAGATAAAAGAGGAAGAAGTAACAATAATTGATGATGCCCACGGAAATCCAAAGATAGAAGTTACTGATGTAATTCCAGCACCTCAATGGGGTGAATTGGTTCGTATGGTTAATGATGTTAGGGAAAGTATTCCTGACATTCCAGAAATAAAATCTTACGATAATGAACTTAAAGAACTTTCAGAACACTTAGAACAATTAAGAGAAAGTATTCCAGAAGTTCCAGAGGTAAGATATTATGACGCAGAAGTAGAAACAATATGTGAGCAAATTGATCTAGTAAGAGAGGAAGTTAAGAACCTTCCTGAAGTAAAATACTATGATGAACAATTAAATACAATTGAAGAGAAGATTAAAAATCTTCCAGAACCAAAGTATTATGATGGCGAAATCGAAGCGA